ACAGATAATTTATGCGTAAAAAAACAAATCGGCTCTTGAATTTTCTCGGTCAAAGACTACTTTATCAATGAACCCTTTAAGTATTTCGTTTTTTTCCTGCTCGCTGACATTTGGGTTTCTGAGCTGTTTTAAGAGCGGTTTATTTTCTTTGATTAGTTTTTCTCTTAATGCTTTTTCGTCAATCACAGCCGATTTCTGACGATTTGTGAGGGATTTTATTTGTTCTTCAATAGCTGATTTGAAATCTCTAAGTTCATCAATGGTATAAATGCCCTCGGCATAAGCTGCTTTAACTCTTTCAAGCTTGAGCTTTTCTTTTTCAATCAGAGCGTTATAATCAATAGTTTCCTCACGATTTGGTGAGGTGCTTTTTATATTTAGCTTGAATTTGCCTGTTGTGAAAGCCTGCTCAATGCCGATAAGAACAAGCTCATTTATTTTATTAAGGCTAATGTAGTGAGAAGTTTTGCAGTTGCCTTTTGTGTATTTAATACATTGCAGTCCCTGACCTTTTGCAGACATTGAAAGAGAAGCTCCACAGTCAGAGCATTTGACAAGTCCGTGCAGCATATATTCGTACTTGACCTCCGAATGGGAATAATGGCTGTGCTTTTTCTTGTTGTAGGCTATAAGGTCCTGTACTTTGTTGAATATTTCCTCAGAAACGATAGGCTCGTGGATACCGTCTGAAATGATTATATTTTCGTCCGCATAATTTCTGTGGGTTTTACCTTTTGTATTCCAGCGGATTTTTCCGATATAGACAGGATTTTGCAAAACATATTCAACTGTTCTGTTCTCCCAAAGATTACCTCTTGTGGTTTTTATTCCGAGAGAATTTAATTCTTTTGCAATCGAAATGCAACCTACACCGTTTAAATAATCATTAAAAATCTTTCTAACGATATGTGCGTTGGCTTCATTTATTATATATTTTTTGTCAACAATATCATATCCGAAAGCAGGAACAGACACAGCCTGCCCACGCTGAACCTTTTCGGTCATACCTCGCTTTACCTCGCCTGACAATCTAATGCTGTAATATTCGTCCATCCACTCAATAATACGCTCAATAAGTGATGAATATGGGCTGTCGTCAAGAGTTTCAGAACAGCTTATAACTGATACATTGTTTTTCTTAAGCATTGACTTATAGACAATAGCCTCTTCCTGATTTCGTGCAAATCGTGAAAATTTCCAAACCATAATTGCAGAAAAAGGGGAGGGCTTTTGTTTGGCAACGGCAATCATTTGATTGAATGCCGGACGTTTGTCAGCTCGTCTGCCTGATATGCCATCATCACGGAATATATATTCATTTGGAACTATGTAGCCGTTGGCTTTTGCGTATTGCTTGATAACCTTTATCTGAGAGTCAGGCGACAGCTCAGTTTGTCGGTCAGTTGACACACGAATATATGCAGCGGCAATTTTTAAATCTGAATTGCTCATCTTCTCACCTTGTATTACTTTATAATATTATGATACCCTATCCTGCGCCAACAGGGTAGGGCAGATTTTATTTATAAGTGAATTCTTTGATTTGATTTCAGATATTCTAAAATCATTAATTATTTTTTGCTCTTTGCTTTTTTGAATATTCAGGGTCATATCTCCTACAACCTCTTTCAAGGCTTTTGAAGTCGCAACAAATTTTAGAAAGAAAGGCATTGTTACCCTTAACAGCAGAATAATAAGTTTTCGAAGCGTGATCTAAAATACTAGCTTTATTCCTGTTCATATAAGAAACCTGACGCTTAAGTAATTCAGCATATTTCTTATCTTCTTCTAAATTAATATCGAAAGGAATTAAAGCTAATTCGTGTACTGGTATCATATTGTTAAATCCCAATAAACCCAGTTTACCATCATCAAGCTTTAATAAATGTTTACCGGATTTTATATTTACATGATTTGGCTTAGGTGACTCTAATGGTACGAAATAGCGAAACTCACCAACGTAAAGGACAATTCCAACGTATGGACGGCGACGGGCTTTATTGTCCTGCACTTTATTGTCAATACTTTTTAAAAAACGTATGTATTTATCGCTTATACGATATAATTTTAAATTTTCCATATTCCTCCTAAAACTATAAAATACGAGGTAGACACAAGTTATGCCTACCTCGTTTTTTAAGCCCCTACTTTACGGCAAGGGGTTTCCGCTTTTTTAAGTTCTAATTTCCGGCTTAGACTAACCGCTTTTTTAAGTTCCGTTTACGGATCGGACTCTCCGCTTGAAAGAGAGTGAGAAAGAATGATTATGTCTTATATTCTCACTTAGTGGAGCTATATACTCCACATCTATATTATACGCCGAAAAATCCCAAAAATCAATAACAAGATGTAAGGCAAATATTTATTTTTTATCAATATATTGTGTTGCGTATGCAAAACTTATAAAAAAGTATTGACAATACGCATAATGCGTGTTATAATATATATGGAGGTGAGGAAATGAGGTTTAGAGAAGTCGAAAAGCTACTTCTTAAAGACGGTTGGCGTTTAAAAAACGCACGAGGTTCACATAATTATTATGTACACCCCACAAAAAAAGGAAAGGTAACAATACCTAACCACCGTGGAGATTTAGACTTAAAGACTGTCAACTCAATCCTTAAACAAGCAGGGCTTAAGCAGTAAGCCTTTGCTTGTCCTCACTTCTTAAAACGTATTGGAGGTTTGTATTATGAAATTAGTTTATCCGGCTATATTTTCACCACTCGAAAACGAGAGCGGATATTGCGTCACATTTCCTGACTTGTGTGGCGCTGTAACACAAGGTGATGATTTGGCTAATTCCATTGAAATGGCTGTTGATTGTGCAAGCGGTTGGGTTCTTGATGAGCTTGAAAGCGGAAACCCTGCACCAAAAGCAACACCTGTTAATGAAATTCAGCTTGAAAGCAAAGACGATTTTATTAATTTGGTTGTGCTTGATATGGACGCCTATGCGGAAAAATATGGGCAAAAAGCAATTCGTAAAAACTGTACAATCCCTGCTTGGCTTAACACAATATCAGAACGTGAACACATCAATTTTTCAGCCGTTCTTCAAGACGCTTTGGTAGAAAAATTACATTTGAATAATGCTTAAGTTTCGTCCCTCTCAAAACGAGAGGGACTTTTTTATTTCCTTAGCTAAAAGTTAAATGTGTTTTATATATTCCATGTATGACCGCAATTTTGACAAACGGCTTTCTTCTTTGTCTTATTTACAGCTTTTTGCTTATGTGGAATAAATATCTTTGCAAAGAGTGCCGGAACAGTAAGGCATAACCATTTAATAGGAACCCACCACCAGCCAATAAATAGCCACCAAAGACAACCGTGATGTGAATTTTTTAACTTAACTTCATTGACAACCTGAATTGACACGTTGTAGCTGCCACATCTTATACATCTCATAATCTCACCTCCTTAATGTTTAAATTTAATTTTTTGCCAAAATCAAATAATCCCATAATATTTCACCTCAAATTTTTCTTAATATTGCAACACCAGACGGCATTTTTTATTTAAAATCTACATATATTATTTTTCCTACACGCTTATACTTAGGCGTGTTTTTCATTTTGTTCATATTCTATGTAATTGCGAGAGTTGACAAGGTCATTTGAATACTCAAGTAATTTTTCTTTACCTTTAGCGTTTAAAGAATCGTAGTTAAATAACAACTGTTCTTTGTTTAAGTCAGATATCTCAGCTTTTTTAGGCTCTCTAAATTCATTAAGAATATCATCAACGTTATATATATCGCATAGGGCTATGAGTAATTCTGCGTCAGGTTGACCGTGATTATTTTCCCATGCTGAAACTGTTTTCCCACTTTTACCAATTTTTTCTCCTACTTCTTTTGCAGTCATTCCATTTTTTATACGCAATTCTTTTAAAACTTTTGCTATGTGTTCTCGTGACATTAAATTCACTCCTTATTATACAAATTATCTATAAACTTATTATAAACAGCTAAATTTACAAAGTCAATACATAAATCTACAAAATTTAGAATTATTTTTAAAAAACCTCTTGACATTCTAAAAAACGTAGTATATTATAAGAATATAATCTACAAAATGTAGAATTGAGGTGAAATTATATGAGCATAAACGAAAAATTAAAAGCAATTGTTGATGAGAGAGGTATAAAACAATCTTATCTTTGCCAAAAAACTGGAATGTCTGCTGATTGTATTTCAAGAATACTTAATTCAACAAGAAAGATAACTGCGGATGAGTTTCTTAATTTATGTGATGTATTAGAGATTGACCCTAGAGCGTTTAGAAAAACCGCATAAGAAAACCAAACAGAAAGCGAGGTGGGATTGGTGGAAAAATTAGAAGGACACGATTACAACAATTTTGCGTTTCCCTCAATGCCTAGCCAAATAAATAGCGTTGTTCTTGATTTTGAACATATGATATTTGAAATAAACGGTCAAGGGATTGGACACGCAAGCGAGATTAACATTTCTTTTTACCAAGGTGAATGGACAATTTCTATAGGCTAAACGGCTTGCTATAACATTCGTGGTTCAAAAATAAGAGGTTAAAGAACCTACGAAAATAAGAAATGCTGCCGAATATCACATAAGTAATAAACGGCAGTATAATTGCTAACTGATAACTTCAAAAGACCCTATCACATCGGTGTTTTTGCGTATTTTTCCAATATTGATTAATTCTTCCATTTGTACTTCTACATTACCAAATGGCAATAAATCAATGTCTATAAATTTGTGTTCCGGTTCTTTGGCTTTTATTTCTAGCAATTTGTTATACAACTGTTCTGCAGTAATAGACACAATGCACACCCCCTTTCAACACTATTCTACAACGAAAAATGTTGAAAGGCAAACAAAATAACACTCACAAGCGAGGTGAGATAAATGCCAAAGAAAATAAGGTTAAAAACATATCATAGCACAGTAAAAGCTACTGACCGCAAAGGCGTTATACGCATTACAAGCGAAGCCGAGGGAGTTCTGAGAAGTCTTGCTATTCAGACAGGACTTCCGCTTAAAGCAATCGCAAGTGAACTGATTATACAGAGTGCTGAACTTGTGGAGATTATTGATGTCGGTGAGGACAATTGAAAGATTAAAATGTCCTGATAATTTAACATTCACAACACAACGCCATATTTTATAAGGAGGTGATTTTATGGCAAGAAAGAAGTTTACAGTGGGCGTACATATTCCAATTGACGGGGTAGATTATCTCTGGTTTGAAATTGATGAGGAGCGTAATGTGACTTATTACTTGCCGGAAGATGAAACAGAAGCTATTGAAGCAGTCAAGCAGAAGATGCTTGATAACGTAGGAAAAAATATGAGTAGATTTTATTTTCAACATCCCGAATTACTTAAAGGAGAATAACCAATGAAGTTTAAAACCAAAAGACAGCTTCGCAAAGACGTTGATAGCCTTTTACACGAGATTTCATATCTAAAAAAAGAGCTTAGCGACGTGAGATTAGATTTAGAACTTGAGCGGTCGCTCACAAAATCGTACAAACGAGAAATTTTACGTTTGAACGGAGGTGAAAAGTAATGTGTGGGTGATAAAAGATGAAGAATAAGTTAGATGTATTTGCCGAGCAAATTACAAAAATTAATGAAAATTACATTAGCCAGTTGATTGAACTTGCTGACGAGTGGGGTATTCGACGAGATGAAGTAATTTGCAAAGCGGCAGCTTGTGTAATTAATGTGGCGGATTTAGTTAATGAAACGAGGTGAAAACAAATGATTGAAACAAAAATCAAGTGGCATAAGGCAAGTGAAGAATTGCCTGAAAGGTCGTGTAAGGTTGTTGCTGTCTATTTTGGCAATATGATTGGCATATATAGAATTTCAAGTATTGATTATTCTGACAGATACAAATTGTTTAATTGTCGTGACGACTTTTGCGAGGAAGATATTAAAACTTTCAGCTGTTTTTCCAATGATGTTGCCTACTGGGCATACTTTGACGAAATTAAAGCAATGTTTCCCGATACAAAAAAAGACCGCTGAGCAGGCATGCTCAAACGGTCAATAAGTAAATAATCTATTTATATTTTAGACAATTAAGAAAGATTTGTCAAGGAGGATTTTAATATGTGTGAAGTGTGCAGAAAAACGCCTTGCGATTATCGTTGCCCTAATGCTGACGAGCCGAAAATTTTGTGCAAAAACTGCGACAAAATACTCACAGTTGATGATGAAACATACAGAGATGCAATGTGCAACGAGTTCTGTTCCCTCAAATGTGCCCTTGAATGGCACGACATTGAAAGGGCGTGACAAAATATGGCTAATGAGTTTAAAGATAGCGTTAAGTGGTTTTCAAAAGGAACTGTCAACGTGTATTTTCCTGAAAACAAAATTAAATGTCAGCACTGCATTTTTTGCAGAGCAGACGGGAACCTAAGCCGATTTTGGTGTGCTTTGAATAACACTCAAATTTATAATCCGTTTATTGATGGATTGCCTGACATTTGCCCTATCAAATTAACAGGCGAAATTGTAGGAACAAGAAAGGAGTAGTTTATGGGATTTCCGGTATTAGTTCTAGGTGAAAGCGGTTCAGGCAAGACCTATTCGCTCAAAAATTTTGACGAAAAGGAAGTAATCATTTTTTCGGTTGAAAAGAATAGATTGCCTTTTAAGAAAAATCTTAGAGTTATAAAAAACGCTGACTATAGCGTTATTGGTCAGGAATTTAAAAAGCCTACCGTAAAGACATATATTATTGATGATAGCCAGTATCTGCTTGTAAACGAGTTTTTTGACAGAGCAAAGGAAACAGGCTATCAGAAGTTTACAGACATTGCCTTGAGGTTCAGAAACCTTATTCACTATATAAACCGCAATATGCCTGATGATGTTATCGTGTATTTTTTACATCACGTTGAAACAGACAACAATACAGGCAAGCGTAAGGCTAAAACAGTCGGCAAAATGCTTGACGAAAAGCTAACAGTAGAGGGTTGCTTCGATATTGTTTTGATGACTGATACAGACGGCAAAAATTACAGCTTTTTGACAAAAACAGATGGCTATAACCCAGTAAAAACACCTGAGGATATGTTCGAAAGTGAAACTATACCAAATGACCTAAAGGCTGTTGATACAGCTATCAGAGAATATTATTTTTTGAAATAATTTTTTTAAAAAATGCATAAAACAATGCATTTTCTTTGATTAATTACACACATATATGGAGGAATTTAAAAGATGATTAAATCATATACAGGAATGAAAGCAGAAAAGGCTGTCAGCAACACACCATTGCCTGCCGGTGGTTATGTTGCCAAGATTGTTGGCGCAAGAGTTGAGGAATATGGCTGGGGATCAGTTGTGGTTGTAGCCTTTGACATTGAAGAAGGCGATTACAAAGGCTTTTTCAAAAAGCAGTTTGACGGCAATCAGAATGAGGACAAAAAATGGAAGGGTACATACAGGCTTACTGTTCCTGATGAAAAATCACAGTATTTTACAAGCAATCAGAGAACATTCAACAATTTCATCTATGCACTTGAGGATAGCAATACCGGATATCATTATGACTGCGATGAAAACAAGTTCAAAGGCAAGGTAATTGGCGTGATTTACCGCAACAAGGAGTGGGAGATGAACGGTAAAACAGGTTGGACAACCGAGTGTGGCGCTGTGACAGACGTTAATGCTATCAGAGAAAACACTTTTAAACCTCTCAAGGACAAGCCATTGAATAATAGCAATTCATCAGTTAACGCCCAAAACAGTGGTTTTACAAATATGGATAGTATTGCTGACGAGGACTTGCCATTCTGATGTTGCATCCGGTAGAAATTCAGCAATGCCTTGAAAATATCAAAATTCTTGTAGACACGAGGGAACAACCAACGCAAGCGTATAAGCAGAGATTAAAAAGTATGGGCGTTCCCTCTGAACGCAGAAAGCTTGATTTTGGAGATTACAGCATATGTTGCCTGTTGCCAAGCGGTGAGGAATATACCCTTGAAAAGAGCGTTTGCGTTGAACGTAAGATGTCTTTTGATGAAATCTGTAATTGTTACTGTCAGCAGAGAAAACGCTTTACAGCGGAGTTTGAGAGGGCAAAAACAGCAGGAGCAAAGGTGTATTTGCTCGTTGAAAACGCAAGTTGGGAAAAAGCTTACAATGGTAATTATCGCAGTCTTATGCAACCACAGGCACTCGTTGCCAGTATGACAGCGTGGCTTGCAAGATATAATTGCCAGCTTATTTTCTGCAAACCTGAAACATCAGGAAAATTAATCAAGGAATTGCTATACAGAGAATTAAAGGAGAAACTCAAAAATGAAAAAGTCAACATATGAAAACAGGCTCAGAGCTTTTGAAAATGAAAAGAAAAAGCTGTATGAGCAGAATTTAACAGGAAAACGAATTATCGAATTACTTGATGGTGGTTCAAATGACTGAAAAATCAACGTTTATAAAATTGAATAGAAAAATTTTAAAGTGGCGTTGGTATCAGGACGCAAACACGTTTAGGCTATTTGTCCACCTTCTGTTAATTGCAAATGTTACTGACCGTGATTTTGAGCAGACCACGATCAGGCGAGGGCAACTTGTTACAAGTGTAGCGCATTTATCACGGGATTTAAAAATTTCAGTAAAATCAGTTAGAACTGCACTTGAACACCTAAAATCGACAGGCGAAGTGGCAATCAGTACAACCTCGAAATATTCGATTATTACTATAAAAAACTATGACGAATATCAAAAGGTGGCAAGCTCTTGGGCAAACGAAGGGCAAACGAAGGGCAAACAAAGGGCAAACGAGGGGCAACAATATAAGAATGATAAAGAATGTAAAAGAATGATAAAGAATGAGAGAGGGGAAACGCTTCCACCCCTCGGACGATTTAAAAATGTGTTATTGACACAAAACGAGATTAACGAACTTGAAACGAAATACCCCGACGATTATCAGGGGAAGATTGAACGATTATCCAGATACCTCGAAAGCACAGGCAAGAATTACAGCAATCATTTTTCTACCTTGCTTGGTTGGCTGGAACAGGATGTGAAGTCTGAAACAAAGCGAAACACATCTTACGATATTGACGAGCTTGATATACTAACACCTCCGCCTGAAATAGCAGAATGAGGAACGATTAATGATTTGGGCTGAAAATTATGATAAAAATTAAAAAATGCGACATCTGCCGTTGTGATTACGGCGAATTGCAAATCAGAAAATGCCCACATCCGGCTGTTAATAGAAAATATGGCAAATATGTTTGCGTTTACTGTTGTAAGAAATGCAAATTTGCAAAGCCGTACAGTACAGGTTGGGGGTGCGTATATGACAAAGGAGATGAACAGCTTGAAAGCCCACATACCGATAACTAATGCTCAGCGAAAGCGAATTGAGCAGGAAGTTGAAATAATAGCCAAGCGAGAAATTGACCGAGAACGAGCGGACTTAACACGCAGGCTGTTTAAAACAATTATACTTGCCCTGCACGAGGAGTTTGGCTTTGGACAGAAGAAATGTTTAAGAGCCCTCGGAGCAATGACAGAAATTATTGAACGTTCAGACAATGACGAAGTGTTCTTGGAACACATTGACAAGGTAGTCATTGATTATCTGAAAATGGACTTTAAGCGAGATTATACAGACAGAGGAAAGGTAAGGAGTGAAAGAAATGAAAACAGTTGTTAAAATCCAAATGGAACAAATTGACGAGAATAACATCCATTTAAGCACAAAATTAAAGGGTGGGGAAGTAGATATACTTATGTCACTCGCCCACTTGGTTAGTTCAATGTTGGGAAATGGAATTTCAGCAGAAGTAATTAACGGTGCAGTAAAATACGGTTTCAACGATTTTGAAGAAAAGAGGGTTGAAGAATGACAAATTTTGAAAAAATCAATTCTATGAGTGTTGAGGAAATGGCAGAATTTATTAATAATCTTTCAGCGCGTTGCATTACGAGTGATTGTGATAATTGCCCATTACAAGAAAACAATCAAGATATAACTAGATGTGTCGATTGTGATGATAGCACAATCTTGAAATGGCTTGAAAACGAGGTGGAAGAATGAGTTATTGCAAAGATTGTTTTAATTTTGAATTGTGTGCAAATGGCTATGGCGAGGTGACGGCTGATACTGAAATCACAAACATAAAAGGCAAGCCGTGTCATTATTTCAAAGACCGCACGAAGTTTGTTGAGTTGCCGTGCAAGGTTGGAGATAAAGTATATTTACTTGCTACAAGAACTACAAAACAAAGCCGTAAAAAAGTAGTTATTAACTATATAGAAACAGGGATAGTTGATAATATAACATTAGGACAAATTATGATACCTCAAATTGATGTGTGTATCACAAATAATGTTTGGATTACATTTGACTCCGAGAAAGATATAGGTAAAGCAGTATTTCTAACACGAGAAGAAGCGGAAAAGGCGTTAAAGGAGCGTGAGCAGAAATGACAATAACTGATGTTGTTAAACAATGCAACTGTAAATATGCAAAAGCTTGCGTTAAAAGTGGAAGTGTGACTATGAATATAAAATGCAAGAAGAAAATCATTTACACAAGTCCTGCGACTTGTGCGTTGTGTAAGGAGCGTGAGCAGGAATGATACATATGTGTGTTGACATAGCAGGCTCAATGAAGTATGCCAAAAATTTTGTCGGCAACATTACTGTCAATGAGAAAACTTTAAGCACAGAAAAAGAAGTTATAGACTTTTTTCAATCCCAGCTTGATATGGGCAGAAGAGTTTTGCCATTGGGTGATTGTGACAATTTTGATTATCAGACAGGTTGCAAAGGTCACGACAACGAGGAGAAAACGGAATGAGCAGATATATTAAAACTACTGAATTGTGTGATTTTTTATCGGATAAATACGTAGGTCAGGAATGGGTTAAGAGAGAAGATGTTTTAAAAGATATTGAAGAATGTCCAGCCGCAGATGCGCAGGAGGTCGTGCACGGTAAGTGGGAGGACGTTCCAATTGATTTTGGTTGCGGTGACATTTACGGTATGAACAAATATAATAGGAGAATTAAATGCTCTAACTGTAGATTTGTTACATCTTCGGAATTGAGATACCATATTTGCCCCAATTGCGGCGCAAAAATGGACAAGGAGTGAGTTGCAAATGAAAGTAGAAAAATTAACAAACGCATTTAATGAGATGTTTGACTTTATAACTGATTTGCCGAGTGGATTGGACGGCTTTGAAAGCGACTTTGACGAAGCATATGAGGAATTAAAAAATATACAGTCTGATAATGTGCAGGAGGTCAGACACGCAAAGTGGATTAGATCAAAAGAAAGTGACAGAAGGGAATGTTCTTTGTGCGGAAAAATATATTTCAGCAAAACAATTAATTTTAATTATTGCTCCGATTGTGGTGCAAAAATGGATGAGGAGTAAACGGAATGAACACTAAAATTATTTTTCCTCTGCTGCTGATAATTCTTGATGTGGGTGCTGCTGTTGTGTATGCATTGCATAAAGATTTCAAGATGATGATTTACTGGATAGCAGCGGCAGTTCTGAATATCTGTGTAACATTTTAACCACTAGCCAGCTCCGCACGGCTGATTTAATTTCAAACACACATTTCAAAAATAAGCCTGTGTGCGGACAAGCTGGAGGTGATAATAGTTGACCTTAAAAGAAATTAAGAAAATAAACAAAGAAATAGCGAGGTTAAGTTCCAAAATAAAAAGACTAGAGGGCGAAGCAACAAACACTACGCCGAATTTGTCAGGGGAACCAAGCGGAAACGGTGTTTCTGATAAAATTGGAAATGCAGTAGCTGAAATTACAGATGCGAAAAAAGAAATTCAAAATCTTGAAATTTTACGTAATTCAGCTTTAAACCGTTTGTCAAAAGATGTGTTTGAAGAAAACTGTTTATTTATGTTCTTGAGCTTGAAATATAGTTGGGTGAAGATTTCAATGAAAGTAGAGGGTAATTACACACCTGATAATATTAGGATAAAATGTAGTAACTATAAATGGTAATTTTTTAAAAGTCTTTCGTTTTTTCGTTTTAGGTGTGTTATAATATAAAATGTAAAAATTCAAACAAATAGTTCATTTGGTACCCTCCTTTTAAAAAAAGCCGTTTCACATTATCTTGTGAGGCGGCTTTTTATTTGGAGAAATAAGAGAGGTGGGCAAAATGTATAGAGATACTAAAAATTATGAGAATGTTAATAGGCTTAATTTTATGTCTGATAACGAATATGGAATACCTGAAATTGAGCCTACACAAATTGTTGTTGATGATTTTGTTGGTTTTAATGAAGCAATGAGTAGTAAAAAGAAAGATTGCGGAGTGCATTTCTTTCTTGATGATTACCAGTTTAACAGGTGTTGGAACGCTCCTGACAAATACATACCAATCCTGCAAAAGTACAAATGTGTTTTATCACCTGATTTTAGCCTTTATGCTGACTTTCCAAAGGCTATACAGATTTATAACCATTACCGCAAGCATTGGTTAGGTGCGTATTGGCAATTAAACGGAATTGAAGTAATACCTACAATTTGTTGGAGTGATAAAGACAGCTTTGAATGGTGCTTTGACGGAGAGCCTGTTGGCGGTACTGTGGCTGTTTCGTCTGTCGGCACACAACGAAGTGCAGCAACAAAAGAGTTGTTTTTGGCGGGGTATCAGGAAATGATGAAAAAGCTGAAACCTACACAAATTATTTTTTATGGTTCAGTACCACAAGAGTGTGAGGGTAATATAATCAAAATATCAGCTTTTCAGGATAAATTTAGGAGGGAAGAATAATGGGCGGACGTGGTGGCTCGAGTGGAATTAAGAACGTTCCAAGTGGTATGACACCATTACAAGCGTTTAAGGAAAATGCAAAACAATTTAATGAGGCATTAAAAAAAGCACAATCTGAAAAGGCAAGCGTTGTGGAATTTACGGATATTACAGGGGCAACAGTAAGAAGATATTGGAATGGTGCAACTTTCGTTGACCGAAAAAGTGCATTATATACTAAAGCCTATAAAGGAAAGATACAGGGAACTTACAAGGCTAATTTTAAAATGCCTAAGTAAAATAATTGACAAATTAATGGAAAGGGCATAAAATGGGTGGCAGAGGAGCAGTAAGCGGGATAATTCACAGAGTACCTAACTATAATAAAGCAACTATTGCTGAACCTAAAATCACAAGTTATTGTCTTGACCCTAAAAAGCCACATTATCAGGAATTTGTTGATGTAGGTTATAGTGAAAGTAATCCTGAACAACTAAAAACAGACTTACTTAAAGGGCTTACAGAAAATGAAGCTGTTGCATATCATCCTAATTCATACGGACATATAAGTTATGAGGTGAAAATGAGATTAGGTGTAGTTAAAAAGCGTACTTTCCAAACAGTATGGCAACTTGACAAGGGGAAAACTGCACCAAAATTTGTTACGGCTTATAGAATAAAGAGGTGAAGTAAATGTTTGATTATGGAGATAAAGTTAAAATTAAATCTACCGGAGAAATTGGTTTTATTTGTGATACTGACCCTGTAGATGGCAAAGAGCATTATATAGTAGATACTAACCTTAAAGGGTATGTAAAAGAGGGTGAAAATGTCTTTAACTATATCAAAAATTGCTTTGCTGATGAGATAGAAAAAGTTTAAAATGGTTGACAGAATTATAAAAGTATGGAATAATAGAAATAACAAGTAGAAGTGTTGTGAGGAACACGCATAGCAATATGAATGTGCGGTGCAAATCCGTACGCTTGTTATAAGAGAGTACAGAAATGTGCTCTCTTTTCTTTTGCATAAAAATAAGAAATAAAGAGAGGTGGTGTTGTGGCAAAGGGTAAGTACGAAAAGTGGCTTGAAAAAGAAAACTTAATACTGCTTGAGGGTTGGGCAAGGGACGGCTTGACTGATGAACAGATTGCTAAAAAAATGAAAATCGGTGTGCGTACACTTTACGAATGGAAAGAAAAGTATCCGCAGATTTCGCAGTCCTTAAAAAAGGGCAAAGAGGTTGCAGATTATCAAGTCGAAAATGCTTTGTTTGAAACTGCCTTAGAGGGCAACACCACAGCTCAAATCTTTTGGCTTAAAAACCGCCGTCCCGATAAGTGGCGAGATAAGCAGAAAGAGGACACCAATGCAGAGGCATTGAAAAAGCTGGATAACATTCTCTCAGAGATAAAAGCTGACGCAAGTAATTCTATAAAGGAAAAATAATATGGGCTATACACAAAAACAAAAGGAATATATTGCAAAAGCAAACCACCGTTGGAACATAAAAAGCGGTGCTGTGCGTTCGGGCAAATCCTTTGTTGATGTTACTGCTGTTATTCCAATGCGTATTCGAGAGCGTATAGGTAAGGACGGGCTTTGTTTTATTATTGGTGTCAGCAAAGAAACTATTGAAAGAAACGTATTACAGCCAATGCGTGAGAAATATACAAGCGAGGTTGTAGGTACTATTAACAACCGCAATATTGCTATGATATGCGGTGAGCCTGTTTATTGCCTTGGTGCTGAAAAAGTCAGTCAGGTTGCAAAGATACAGGGTGCAAGCGCAAAATATATTTACGGTGACGAGGTAGCGAAATGGAATGAAGATGTTTTTAATATGCTTAAGTCCCGACTTGATAAGCCCTACAGTTGTTTTGACGGAGCGTTAAACCCTGAACATCCAACACATTGGCTAAAAAAGTTTATTGATAGTGACGCTGATATTTATTTACAGGAATACACAATTTTTGACAATGATTATTTATCAAAAGATTTTGTGAAAAATTTGTGCAATGAATATGAGGGTACGATTTACTATGACAGGTATATCAAAGGAAAATGGGTTCGTGCCGAGGGTGCAATTTACCGAAAATTTGCAGACAATCCAAAAGCCTATTATTGCGAGATTGTCAATGAATATACAACCGACAATAAAAAGCAGTTTCTAACCTCTCAGCTTGAAAGTATTATAATCGGGGTGGATTTTGGCGGTAACGGTTCAGGACATAGTTTTGTTGCCACAGCAAATGTTGATAATTATAAATACCTTGTTGCTTTAAAAAGCGAGCGTCACTTTGGTGATTATGACAGCAACGATATAGACAGACTTGTGCTTGATTTTGCACGGTCTGTTTTTGATTTATATGGTAATGTGGATAAGGTATATTATGACAATGCTGAAACAGTGCTGGGCAGAGGACTTAAAAGAGCTTTTGAAAAGCACTTTCCTAATGTCATTGTAAGAGGTGCACGAAAGGATATTATAAACGACCGTATCAGAGCCGAGAACAGGCTTATAGGTGCAGGCAGGTTATTTTATACTGAGGGTTGTGAAACCTTAAAAGAGGCTTTGCAAGAGGCTGTATGGGACAGCAAAAAGACGGAAGATGTGAGGCTTGATGACGGCTCAACGGATATTGACACATTGGACGCTTTTGAATATACATTTGAACGTGATATAAAACGCTATATAAGGGCGGTGTGAAATGAAAGTTATAAATTTTATGAAAGGGGTGTGGCAGAGAATGTTTCCGATTAAGGATATTACATCAGCTTTAAATATAAAAACGGCTTTATCTGATGAAATGATAAACGGCATTGAGCTATGGCATAAGTGCTATGTCGGCAATGCTCCTTGGATTAAGCCTGACAATAACCTCGCAAGCCTTAAGCTTGAAAGGTCAGTTACAAGAGAGTTTGCAAATATTGCGCTCAACGAAATGACCTCAACGGTTAATGTTCAAAAGCTTGATGATATTTATAAAAATTCAATCAGAAACCTCAACCGCAACCTGCAAAGAGGACTTGCCACGGGCGCTATGGTTATTAAACCTCTTGGCGGTGATAAGGTGCAGTATGTTTCTGCCAATGCCTTTATTCCTATTGAATTTGACAGCAAGGGCAGGCTGATTAAGGTTGTTTTTCCTGAATATAAGAAGCTCGGTGACAGGCACTATACAAGACTTGAATTTCATAGTCTTGACTACGAAAACGGCTTGACTATCACCAACACCGCTTATGTGTCAAGCACAGCCTCAAACTTAGGCAGAGAAATTCCTCTATCGGCTGTTGATGAATGGGCAGACCTTGAAGAACGTGTCACATATCCACTTATGAAACGTCCTGCATTTGGCTATTATGTAAATCCAATCGACAATACTATTGACGGCAGCCATTGCGGAATATCAATATTTGAGCCTGCAATAGATATAATCAAAAAGGCAGATATTCAATTTGGCAGAATTGATTGGGAATTTGAGAGTGCGGAACGTGCAATTCACGCTGATGAGCAGGCTTTTAAGAAAAACGGCAAAATTCCAAAGCTGAATGAGCGTCTTTACAGAGCTGTTGACTTAGGCACAGATGAGCTATTTAAGGAGTATTCTCCACAGCTCAGACAGGCGGATTTTATTGCAGGGCTTGAAGAATACAAGCGTGAAATTGAATTTGCAGTAGGTCTAAGCTATGGCGATATTTCAAACCCTCAGTCTGTTGACAAAACAGCAACAGAAATTAAAACCTCAAAGCAGAGAAAATACAATACAGTCACGGCAATTCAGGATAATTTGAGAGATTGTCTTGACGATTTAGTTTATGCGTTGGCTTTTTACAACTCAATGGCTACAAGCGGATATAAATTTGTGTGTGACTTCAAAGACAGTATTCTCACAGACGAAAGTGAAGAACGTAAGCAAGACCAGCAAGACCTTGCAAACGGTACTCTCCGTCCCGAGGAATACAGAGCACGATGGAGAGGTGAAGACATTGAAACAGCTTTGAAAAATCTCCCACAATCTACTGAGGTAATGGACTGATATGTTTACACCGGAAGAGCTGGAGGCAATACCTGTACATCTTGAACAACTGTTCAGAGATTTGCAGTTAAATGTTATGACCGATATTGTAGAACAGCTAAGAATTAACACAAAAGAGATTATCCCGTCAACCGATTATAAAATGAACCGTTTATATGAGCTTGGACTAAGTAAACGAAAAATCAAAAAGCTGATTAAGAATAATTTGAGCCTTGACAGTCAAGAGATTAATCACTTGTACAAAGATGTGCTCAGAAAAGGCTATGCTCGTGATGACAGCTTGTATAAGTACAAAGGCAAGGTCAGAACATCATTTGAGGATAACAAGCCCTTACAACAACTTATTTCTGCAATTAAAAATCAAACTAATGACGAGTGCAAAAACATTACTCAGTCTATGGGCTTTGCAGTAAAACAGCCTGACGGCAAGCTCAAATTTAAGCCGATTGCAGATTATTACCAACAAACGCTTGATAATGCAGAAATGCAAATCTTGAATGGCACATCTGATTATAATACCGTGCTCAAGCAAACTGTAAAAGAAATGACAAACAGCGGACTTCGCACTATAGATTATGCAAGCGGATATTCAAGCAGAGTTGATGTTGCCGCAAGAAGAGCCTTAATGACAGGCTTTCATCAGGTTGTAGGCAAAATAAATGAGGAAAACGCAGAACAGCTTGACACTGATTATTTTGAAATTACATATCATCAGGGAGCAAGACCCAGTCACCAAGTTTGGCAAGGTAGAGTATATTCTAAAGAAGAATTAAAAACAGTTTGTGGCTATGGCGAGGTAACAGGTCTAAAGGGTGCAAACTGCCGACACGATTTTCACCCTTTCATAAAAGGGGTTTCAAAGCGGATTTATACAGATGAAGAGCTTGACCGTATGAACGCAAAAGAAAACACACCGAGGGAATACAACGGCAAAAGCTATACTACCTATGAAGCCACCCAAAAGCAACGCAGGCTTGAAACCGCAATGAGAGCGCAAAGACAGGAAATAAAGTTATTACAAGAGGGCGGAGCAGACGAGGACACTATCCTTGCCGCCAAAGCACGTTACAACAAGCTCCAAAATGAATATGTAAACTTTTCAAAATCAATGAACCTGCCTCAGGAATGGGACAGGGTAAATGTTGACAGTATGGGAAATATTGGTAATATAAATAATAAAACCGTTGAAAATTCCGCTGAGAGTGGTATAATACAAGTAAGAGGTGGGGAGATGTATCGAAAATCATCAAAGGATAAAATAGAACCTATGCCTAAAAAGCAATTTCACCGAATAGAAAAGAGCTTTAAAAAGCAGGGCGGTATTTTTCAATATGATGAGGCAACTGATACATATTTAAAAAGTAAGAATGCTGAAGCTATTACATATAACGCAAAAACGGTTTTACTAAAAAAGAACCCGAGCAGAGCAAGTGTGTTTGAAGAACTTATACACACTCAACAATATAAATCTGGAAAGAATGATGGTAGTTATCTTTCAAGATTAAACTGTGAAATTGAAGCACAGAAAAAATTATTAAAACACAGCAAAGCATATAAACTTACAGAACCCGAATTTTATCAAACACAAAAAGCATTAAAGGCGTATGAAGAAGAGTTGGCTACATATATTAAAAAAGGAGGCAAGTAATATGTTGAAAGTTATAGATGTTTTTAAAGTAGGCAATATGGTTTCCGTTACATTAGAGGGTGCTTGTGAAACTTTAAAAAACAATAGTAAGCTGGTAGATGAGAATGGCAATGTTTTTAATGTCGTTTCTGTAGCTATGACAAGGCACGATAATCCCTCGGATATATCCCAATATACTACTGTTTTAATTACTCCTTGTAGTTTAAAAAAAGGCGAGAAACTTCATATAGCTTAAATTTAATAAAAATAATTAGCACTTTGCTCAAATGCAGGGTGCTATTTTTATACCCTAAAAAAGCACACTGAAAGGTGGTGATAATATGAAAGTCAAGGTAATTAAACCGTTTAATGATAAGACAGACAATCTTGCGTTTCGTGAGGTTGGCACAGAGCTTGAGGTTGACAATGACCGAGGTGCATATCTTGTTTACAAGGGTTTTGCTGAGTTGGTTAATTCGGTATCTGAACAGGAAACCCCACAACAGGAAAATGCAGAACCTGAACAGCCTAAAAGAAAAGGCAGAAAGAAAACAGAACAGACAAACTAAGCACTAACAGAAATGTTGGTGTTTTTTTATGTCCGGAATGACGCAAAACTATCAAGCAAAGTGGAAAGAACCACGAGAAAAAACTGAAAGCGAGGAATTTTTATGAAAAGAGAAGACGTTTCTAAAATTTTTGAAGGTGCTACCGAGGAGCAGATTAATGCACTGCTTAATATTAACAGTGCCGATATTGGTAACGCTAAAAAGAAGTTAGAAGCAGAACGTGATAATTACAAGTCACAGCTTGAAACCGCTAAAGCAAGCCTAAAGGAATTTGAGGGTGTTAATGTTGACGAACTTAACGCAAAAATCACTACCCTAACGGCTGACCTTGAGAAAAAAGAAACTGAATATCAGAACAAAATTTCTGATATGGAATTTAACTCTGTTCTCGACAGCGCAATTTCAAAGAGCGGTGCAAGAAATTCAAAGGCTGTCAAGGCTCTGCTTGATCTTGATGCCCTCAAAGCAAGTAAAAATCAGGCAGAAGACATTACAAAGGCTCTTGAAAACATTAAGTCTGAAAACGACTATATGTTTGGTTCAGATGAGCCGTTTAAAAATCCTGTCAAAGACACAGGTCACGGTGGCGGTGTAGGCTCAAATGCTCTTGAAACAATGAGAGCGGCTATGGGACTTCCCACCGAAAATAAATAATTTTATGAGGTGATTTATTAATGGCAAATACAATTGAACTTTTTAAGCAATATACAACCTTGCTTGATGATGTTTACAAGCAGGCTTCACTCACAAGCGACCTTGACGGAGCTTCCGACCTTGTACAACAGGGAGCTAACGCTAATGAGCTTGTAATTCCAATGATTGAAATGGACGGTCTTGCGGACTATTCAAGAAACAGCGGTTATGTTGACGGTGATGTAAGCCTGACAAATCAGACGGTTGAGTGTAACTTTGACCGTGGCAGAATGTTCACTGTTGACACAATGGATAACGCAGAAACAGCAGGTCTTGCATTTGGCAAGCTTTCCTCTGAGTTCATCCGCACAAAGGTAGTTCCTGAGCTTGACGCTTTCCGCTTTGCTAAATATGCAAGCATTGAAAATATTTCAAAGGTAACTGCAAACCTTTCAACAGGTGAAGAGGTTATTAAGGCTCTGCGTGTTGCAACTACTCAGATGAACAATGACGAAGTACCTTATGACCAGAGATTTCTCTATGTAACATCTCTTCTCAAGGGCATTATTGACGATATGGACACAACAAAGTCAAGAGAGGTGCTCTCAAAGTTTTCAAAGATTGTTGAGGTGCCGCAGTCACGCTTCTACACCGCAATCAAACAGAATGACGGTAAGACAGACGGTCAGACTAAGGGCAGTTATGTTAAGGGCGAGGACGCACTTAATATCAACTTTATGGTTGTGCATAAGCCTGCCGTAATTCAGTTTACAAAGCACCTTGACACTAAGGTAATTGAGCCTGCTGTCAATCAGTCAGGTGACGGTTGGAAATTTGGCTATCGTATGGTTGGCATTGCTCGTCATTACAAGAACAAGACCGCAGGTATATATTTGCATACTGCTCCTGCAACAGTCTGATTTGAGGTGATTAAATGACCGTTTTTGCGGATTGTGATTTTTACAAAACGGAATATCTTTGCGGTAAAAAAGCGGTCATTGACACCGCTTCTTTTAAATTTTATGCAAAAAAGGCAACGCAGAAAATCAAGGAATATACTCTTGACAATATAGATGAAAGTAATATTCCTGAGTATGTTAAGCTCTGCTGTTGCGAAATTGCAGAGCTTTTATACAATTCTGACAACAGTGGAGCGGGTAACGGCATAGCCTCAGAGAGCGTGGGTGACCAGTCAATCAGCTACGAAAGCTCAGACAGTCAAAGACAGGCTTTGTCTAAGAATATTAAGTCTGTGATTTATTCGTATCTGAGTGGTACAGGGTTGCTTTACAGAGGTGTAAAATGAGGACGGAAAGCAGTTGTACAGTATTCAAATTCAACGGCAAGGGCTTTGACAGATACTTTGTAGGCTCTTGTCATTGGCAGGAAAACAAGGCAAGGAACGTGTTAAAAAGCGGTGACCAAAACGCAGACAGCGTTACGGTGTATATCCCTGCCGATTACTTGGTTATGACGCCTGATGAAAGCTATGTACCGTCAGAACGACTATTGGCAAATGCTGATATTGCTCCTCAGACAGCCTCTAAGGACATTATTATTAAAGGTAAGTGTAGTTTCATCTTTGACAATTCAAACGATAGAACGGTGTCTGAGAGCCTAAAAAAGCTGCGTTCAGAGTATCAAATCTATACGGTTATGAGCATTGACCGCAAGCTCTACGGTTCAAAAAATCTACAGCATATAAAAATTTCTGCGAGGTGACAATATGAAGATTATTCAGCCTGATGATATGAAGATAAATATGCCCAACGGCAGTTTGAATATCAAGTGGGATAAAAATTTTGGCAATAAGACAACCGAAACCTTTCAAAAAGTGCAGAAGTTTATTGACAGCGAGTGTATAAGGCTTATGACACCGTATATGCCTTTTAAGAATGGATTGCTTGCTGAGTCGGCAAAGCTCGGCACGGTAATAGGCAGTGGAGAAATTCACCAAAATATACCATATGCCCATTATATGTACTATGGCAAGGTTTACGGTCCGAATATACCTGTTTTTGAAAACGGAATTGTAATAGGATATTTCAGCCCAAAAGGCAAGGCAAAGCACCCCACAGGGGCTGATATTAAATATAAAACTAAGCACCCACAGGCAGGCAAGATGTGGTTTGAACGAATGAAAGCAGACCATAAAGACGAAATTTTGCGTGGTGCTGCAAAGCTGTCAGGAGGTAAGGCAGAGTGAATATAATTGAGCTTGTGAAGTCGATTTTGCAGGAGTTCCCGAAAATTTCAGAGATTGTCCACATTGATAGTCTTGACACAGCTCCTGATGATTTTGGACTTTACCCAACAGGCGACAAGCTGGTTAAGACTGATGTGCTGGGAAACGAAACACGAGAACATACATTCATACTCTATGCGGTGTTTCAGTCTTTTAACGATTACGACCGCCTTGTAAACAGCGGCACTTTGCTTGAATTGCAGATCTGGCTTGAACGTCACGCTCTCGGTCAAATCTTGTCAGTCGAAACAGACAACAAAACATTATCAGGCAAGCTGAATAAGCTGACCTGCGCAAATGGTATGCTATACAATATACCTGAGCAAAACACAAACGGCGGTGTACAGTATCAATTGCAAATCACCGCAGAATACAAAATTGAAAGTGAGGAATTTTAAATGGCAACAACAACTCCGGACATTGGTAAACTCAAAAGAAGCTATCTTCTGCATTATCTTGACGCAAGCTTTGGCGGAACAACACCTGAGTGGTATCTCATTGGCAGAGATATTGAAGATATGGCAGTCGAGCTAAATCCTGATACAGAACAGGTCAAGAACATTCTTGATGAGGTTGTAACTCAGGACAACGGCTACGAGCCGAGCATTGACGCAGATACATACTACGCCAACACAGGTGACGCAATTTACGAAAAGCTCAAAGACATTGCACTCAATCGTCTGACAGGCGAGGATTGCGAAACTACGGTGCTTGAGGTTCTTATTGATAAGAAATCAGGCTCTTATGACGCTTGGACAGAAAATTGTGTGGTAAAGCCTCAGAGCTACGGCGGTGACGTCAAGGGTGTAAATATTCCGTTCAATATTTCATTTAACGGTAACAGAAAGCAGGGCACAGTTACCCTTACAAACAAGGTGCCGAAATTTACAGAGAACGCATAACAAAGGGGCGGCTTGACTGCCCTTGATTATTTAAGGAGTGATATTTTTGGAAAAAATCAGCTTTAACAGCGGATATAAAACCTACTGCATAAATGATGATGAAAATGCAGTAATCAGAATAAACACAACCGATATTCACATCATTGACCGCATAACACAGGCTAAGAAAAAGCTCAACGAAATTATGAGTGAATATTCAGCTATAAACGAAAATGATGTTACAAGTGACGAAGCTGTTAAGCTGATGTCTGAGGCAGAAAAGAAAATCAGAGAACAGATTAACTATGTTTTTGGCTCTGACGTTTGCTCAGCTGCGTTTGGCATTACAAGCTGCCTTTCTCCGGTTGGCGGTCAGCCGTTATTTATGAATTTTCTTGACGCTGTTCTTCCGATTATCGAAAAAGACGTGCTTGCTGAACGCAATGCTACCTCAAAGAATATTCAGAAATACACTTCTCAGCTAAAGAAATGATTGGTCAGTTACCTACAAGCCTTGAGGTTGGCGGTGTGCAATACGAAATCAATTCAGACTTTCGTGTTGTCCTGCTGATTTTTGAGGCATACAATGACCCTGAATTGACAGAGTATGAAAAGGCTTGTGTTTGCCTGCAATGTTTGTATAAGGAAGTTCCGAAAGATGTAGTGAAAGCTATTGAAAAAGCCGTGTGGTTTCTTGACGGTGGTGATATGCCCAAGGCAAAGCAATTGCCTAAAAAGATTATGGACTGGGAATATGACCAATCTATTATTTTTCCTGCTGTTAACAAGGTTGCAGGCTACGAAACAAGGACAGTTGAGTATTTGCATTGGTGGTCGTTCTTAGGTTTGTTCAACGAGATAGGCGAGGGATTATACAGTCAGGTTATGAATATCCGCTCAAAGCGTGCAAAAGGCAAAAAACTCGAGAAGTGGGAGCGAGAGTTCTACAACGAGCATAAAGCACTTGTTGACATAAAAGAAAAGCTCACCCCTGAAGAACAGGAGGAGCTTGATTTTATTAACGGAATTATTTAATGTAAGTTGTGTTAATAATGTAAAACAAACCTTGACATTGTGATTATATTGTAATATAATACATATAATAAAGTTAGGAGTTGATTTTATGGCAACAACAAACATTAATGTGCGTGTGGACGAAAATGTAAAGAAAAATGCTGACAATATTTTTAATGAGCTTGGTATGAATATGTCAACAGCAATAAATATTTTTCTAAAGCAGGCAATCAGAGAACACGGCATACCTTTTGACTTGAAGCTTGAACAACCAAATGAGGAAACCCTTATGGCAATGAAAGATGTTGAAGAGGGGAAAAATTTGCGTGGACCTTTTAATAGTATTGAGGAACTTATGGAGAACTTAAATGCTGACGATTAAATATCATTCATTGTTTAAAAAAGACTTTTTATTTAATTGAACACAGCCACTCCAATTGGGGTGGCTAATTTTATGCAACAAATTGCGTACATTCTACGGAGTGTGCGCTATTTTTATGCTCACTTTTAGGGAAAGGAGTGTGATTTATGACTTATGACATATGACGGAAGTGTAAATTTTAGCACTAATTTAGATACAGACGGTTATGAACAAGGCGTAAAAAAGCTATCTTCAAAGTCGATTGAGCTTGTCAACAAAATTAAAAATACTGAGAATGAAATAAATTTTCTAAAATCAGAGCTGAAAGAGCTAGCCGAAACACCTGTTAAAACCAACACAATTTTAACACTTGAAAAGCAGGTAGACACAGCAAAAGCAAAGCTCAATGAGTTATATGAAGAGGCTGACCGTATTGCAAATTCAAAAATCGGCGATTTAAAAGATACGGGCTTTAATCTTAGTGATGATGATATTGAAAATCTTTTAGCTCAAGACAATGCTTGGTCTAAAATTCAAAGTCAGATTGATGTTGCAGAAACTAAGTTGATTGATTATGAAAGAGAACTTAATAATGCAAAAGCTGTTACCGAAAATATGAGTGGCAAAGACACAGCAGAGTATCGGCAAAAATCAATGAAGCTTGAAGAGCTGACAGGCAACCTGAATGTTTATAAAGCGAGGCTAAGCGAAACAGAAGCAGCCGAAAACGCAGCTTCAAATTCAACGTCAAAATCTACGCAGGAAACAAGCAGATACAATTCATCATTGTCAACTGCAACAAGCGGATTAAAGAAACTTATCTCTGCACTTAGTAAAGCCGGTAAGACATTGCTTTCTGCATTCAAAAGCTCTGCCGTAAACCTTATTAAAAAAATCGGTACAAATGCCAAATCCTCTGCAAAGCAAACAAACCTTCTTGAAAAAGCACTCAACAGAATTAAGCAAATTCTTTTAGGCTTGATTGTTTACAAAGGAATAAGGAGTATGTTCAGCTCAATAGGCGAGAGCTTGCAGGATATAGCAGAGTTTTCACCTGAATTTAATAAGAATATGTCGGCTCTTGTATCAAAGTTTACGCAATTAAAAAACGCCATAGCAACCGCTTTTGTTCCCTTGATTAATTTTGTAACACCGATTTTGACCTCGTTTATGGACGTGCTGACTAAAGCAACGGATAAGGTCGCTCAATTTTTTGCAGCAATTACGGGAAATTCCACATACACAAAGGCTATTGATGTACAAACTGACTATGCTGAAAGTCTTTCTGACACGACAGAGGCAACAGAAGCAAGCACGGCAGCAACCGAAGAAAATCAAAAGTCACTTGCAGGCTATGACGAGCTTAATGTTATGCAGGATACATCAAGTACATCAAGCACAGCAAATAACACAGATGATAATACTGCCACAGCCTACACCACCGCAGACGTGACAAGTGCTGTAGACGGATTTGCTGACAAGATTAAAAGTATGCTTGCAAATCAGGATTTTAAGGGTATCGGCTCTCTTATATCTGAAAAAATTAATGATGCATTAGGCTCAATTAGTTGGGAGAATATAAGAAAAACAGCTAAAAAATATGCCGCAAATATAGCTGATTTTCTCAATGGTGCTATTGAAAAACTTGATTGGACACTTGTTGGCTCTACTATAGGAAACGGTCTAATGACAGGCTTTGACTTTGCTTACACGTTTCTAACCACATTTGATTTTGAAACATTAGGCTCAGGTATAGCGAACGCTCTTAACGGTTTTATCAGTTCAATGGATTGGTCAACGGTTGGTGCTACATTTGGAGCTGCATTGCAAAGCATAATTTCTCTTGGATTTGGTTTTGTGACGACTTTTGATTGGGTAGGAGCAGGTCTTTCTTTATCAGAAATTGTTAACAGCTTTTTTAATGAAATTGACTGGAAAATGGCGGCTCAGACTATTTCAGACGGAATATTAGGTCTTTTTGCAACCTTGACTGAATTTTTTGAAAATGTCGATTGGGAAAAAATAGGAGAGGATATAGGCACTTTTCTTATGAATATTGATTGGGAACAGATATTCTTAGATTTGTTAGGTCTTTTATGGTCTTGTGTTACAGGACTATGGGATATGCTAAAAGGAATGATTGGCGAAATGGATTTAGCAAACTGGTTTAGAAATCTGTTTGATGAAAGTGCGGGTCCTCTTTACGATATTTTCAATTTTATCGGTGATGCAATTGACAATTGTATGAAAATTCTTGATGGTCTGATTACATTTATTGACGGAGTGTTTTCCGGTGACTGGGAAGAGGCTTGGAATGGTATATGTGAATTTTTTGAAGGCATTTGGAACAACATATGGGCTACGATTAAATATATAATCAATATGATTATAGGTGGCATTAACGATTTGTGGACGGGTATTTATGACGCTGTAAAAGGCATTGTTGACGGAGTAGGTGGAATAGCCGGAGCTATAGGTGATGTGTTTGGACAGGACTGGCATTTTTCTATGCCCAGTGAGCCTCCTCTTATTCCCAAGCTTGCCACAGGTACGGTCGTTCCTGCTAATTATGGTGAGTTTTTAGCCACACTCGGCGACAACAAGCGTGAGCCTGAGGTTGTTTCTCCATTATCAACAATGAAGCAGGCACTTGCAGAAGTCCTCGCTGAGGGCGGTTTTGGTGACAATGGCGGCGACATCAATTTGACTGTTACTCTTGACGGTGATGTTGTGTTTAAGTCGGTTGTGAATAAGAATAACAGATACAAAAAGAGCCACGGCAAATCAGCTCTTGCGTAAGGGGGTAGAATATGGCAAATTTTGAAGGCTATTTAATTAAATTTATAAAGTCAGGTGAAATATTCCCGACTGAGCTTATAGCGCTTGAAAGCTATAAATCTACTCCTTTACAACGAACAGAAATCAAGGCTTATCGTGACAGCGACAACTATTTAAGACGTATTACCTCACCAAATTTTAAGTCTAAGCTTGAGTTTACAACAATCAGACTTAATCTTGCTCAAATGCGAATAATCAGAAAGAGGCTTAACTCTGCTTTTCAAAACTCTCAGCAGCGCAAGCTTAAAATCAAATACTGGGACGACGAACTGCTTTGCTACCGTGAAATGACAGCGTATATTCCTGATATTACATATCAATACAAAAAAATTTCATCTGATAATATTGAGTATATGCCTGTAAGCTTTACCTTTATTGAGTATTAAGGCGGTGATTGTACGAAAAATTTTTCAGACGTTTTAAAACAAAAAGTAATCAACAGCCTTATAAGCAACGAGCTGAAAATTGTGTTTTGTAATGGCGAAGAAGAAACAATCACGGAAACCAATATAGTAAGCGAAAGTATGAAAATAAAGCAGTCTATTTGTGACGAAAGCAAGTTGAAATTTGGTGGTTGTATTGCATCTGAGTTCAGCATTGACCTTATCAACACAGCAGACAGGAGCTTTTCGCAAAGTCTTGTGGGCAAATGGATAAGCGTTCAATTAACACAGAAATTTCCCTCTGACGAGCCTTTAGTGCCGTCAACTACTTTGTATCCCTCTGCTGATGTTTATTCAGGTGAAAACAAACCTACAAGCACGATATGGTATATTTTCAGCGGATATATTGATTCAGCCGAACGTGACCAAAACGACAAAAATATCAGACATATTATAGCTTATGACATCTTTGCAAAAATGTATGACTGGGACGCAACAAATGCGTTACAAGAATATTGGAGTAAATACGAAGACGGTGTAACCTTGGATGCTTTGCTTTATATGTGCTTAATTAAAGGGATTTCGTGGGATACTGCTCAAATTAATAATATTTTTAACGAGAACATTAACAAAACTTCTAATACTAAGGTTTCCGACATAAGAATACGAAACAAATATTGGCTGAATAATCCGGAAAAAATAAGCTATGGTGAATTGCTGAGAGATATTTGCGAAATGGTAGGCGGCTTTGGTGTAATTATGCCATACTCTGGAAAAGGAACTTTTACAATTCGTACATTAAGCAATGATACTGAAATATTTAACTTTTACGAAAGTTTCTACGCAGAGGAGTACACAAGTCTTGGATATTCGGCAATAAAAATTTCTGCTGACACAAACGAGGGAGAGGCAGAAAAAACATTTGAGCAAAATTTTACTTCAGATGATATAGAAACAGACAAGGTATATGATATAACCGAAAATATTTTAGTTTTGCTGCATAGAGAAGATGAGTGGGACCGTTCTATAGAAAATCTTTATAGCAATAATTCGGGAAAACGATTATACAATTGTGAATACACCCCAATATCTGCCACACTTGACGGACGATTATGGGTTGAGGTAGGTGATAAGATTAATGTTGTTGTAAACAGAACAGATACGGAGGGCAATTATTTATATGCGGATGACGGAACAATTTTAACGGAAACAATTGAAAGCTATGTTCTGTCAAGAACGCTAAGCGGAATAAAAGCTCTTACAGACACTATAGAAACGAAAGGAGATAATTAATGAAAGATTATGAAAAAGTCAATTGGGAAGACAGTCCCAGTGTCGCAACTCCGTTAAATGCAGAAAATCTAAATCATATGGACGACGGCATAGAAGCGGCAACAGAAGCGGTCACAGCGGTCGAAAATGATTTGAAAGATAATTTTTATAACGCAGAAGAAGCAGAAGATTATTTTTTAAGTCAGAATGACGCAAAGGACACATATGTAACAAAAACAGAGCTTGCTAACAAACCTGACAAGGCGACAACTCTTTTAGGTTACGGCATTACAGACACTTATACAAAAAATCAAACAGACGAATTGCTTGGCAAAAAGGCAAACACGCAGGACGTGAACAAGTCTTTGAACGCAAAGCAAGACGCTTTGACCTTTGATAGCACTCCCACAATCGGCAGTAACAACCCCGTGACTTCACACGGAGTAGCAGCTGCATTGTCATACAAGGCTGACTCAAAAAGTGTGGCAAGCAAAGCCGACAAAGCAACAACGCTTGCAGGCTACGGCATTACAGATGCGTATACAAAAGACGAAATAGAGGATAACTATTTAACCATAATTGCCGGTCAAAATATAAATCAAAACATAATTGCTTTGCAAAGCAACGTAATCGATTTGAAAAACGATAAATCCGACAAAGCAACCACTTACACGAAAGATGAAACAGATAATTTGATAAACGAAATTATTGAATGTGGAACAAGCAAATTAACCTGTACACAGGGTTCAAATTATATTGATGTTTATGCAACTAGATGTTATTATCAAAAAGTCGGAACAATGGTGGATTTAAGTTTACAGATTACTTTTAACGTGGATATACTACCACCAAATGAAGAGAGTGTTAAATTAAACGGGTTACCATATAAGAGAGACACTCAAACGGAATATGATACCCCTGTCTATTTTGTAAAAGATTATAGTGGAAACGGATATATATTATCCATAGGGGAAGCCGGAATACAGATAAAAGTAAAAGATATTAATACCGAAGGTGTATATCGTGCCAACAGAATTATAGCTTGCCACGTTTTTTATATGACGAGTTAAGCAAGGAGGAATTTTAATATGGAAATAACAGAAAAAATCACACTTGATATGCTAACCCCCGAGAGTGTATCAGTATTGAAACAGAAATTTATTGAAATTGACGGTGTTCAAACGCAGGTAGGTTCAAATGTACGCAATGCATATGTAAATTCAACTGAGGGCAGAGAGCTGTTGAAATCAGCACTACCGTCAGAATATTACAACGCAGTAATAGCAGTATGGGGTGACACTCCAACTGTGAATAAAGAAAGCGAGGAAAAATAAATGGCAATTACAGTACAACAAATCATAGCAGAAGCAAAAAAACACATAGGATATTCACCTACATCAGGAATTAATAAGTTCAGCAAA